GTTAGTAGGTCAGATCTTTATNCAACCAACTAGAACAGCTGAATTCATTTACTTAGACTTTAACGTATTACCAACGGGTGCAACATTCCCATCGTAAAGGTTAAAAAATTAAATATTTATAATAGAATAAAATAAATAGAAAATGGCAGTATTAGATCCAAACGAAATATTTTTCACAGCCTTTGAGCCAAAACAAACTAACAGGTTTGTTATGTACATAGATGGTTTCCCTTCATATATGCTTAAAGGGGTAGGAGCCGTTAATGTATCCCAAGGTGCAGTAGCTTTAAACCACATGAACGTACAACGTTTTGTAAAAGGTAAAACTACTTGGGGAACAATTCAGTTTACTTTATTTGATCCAATTACCCCTTCAGGTGCTCAGGCAGCTATCGAGTGGTTAAGATTACACCACGAATCAGTAACTGGTAGAGATGGCTACTCTGATTTCTATAAGAAAGATTTAACTTTTAACGTAATTGGACCTGTAGGTGATGTAGTTTCTGAATGGATTATTAAAGGTGCCATGATTACCGAAATTAACTGGGGTGATTACAACTGGGATGATGATGGTACTGCTGTTAACATTCAGGTAACTGTTCAACCAGATTACTGTATCTTGAACTTCTAAAAGAAAAATAAATACTTTTTAAAGAGAGCTTGGCTTCGGTCAAGCTCTTTTTTATTTTAATATGTATACTTGTAACAAAGTTATTATAAATAAAAGATATGGAATTTAAAATCCCAACAGAAACAATTGAGTTACCTTCAAAAGGTATACTTTACCCTAAAGATTCTCCTTTATCTCAAGGTACTATTGAAATGAAATATATGACTGCTAAGGAAGAAGATATCCTTACTAATCAAAATTTTATTCAAAAAGGTATTGTAATAGATAAACTTTTACAATCATTAATAGTTTCAGATATTAACTATAGTGATTTATTAATTGGAGATAAAAATGCAATTATGATTGCTGCCCGTATATTATCTTATGGAAGTAAATATGAATTTGAATATGATGGTGTTACCCAAAATGTAGATCTTTCTAGTTTAGATATTTTACCTCTAAATGAAGAATTATCAAAAGCAACATCAAATGAATTTTCTTTTACTTTACCCAATTCAGGTAATAAAGTTACATTTAAACTTTTAACTCATGGTGATGAAAGGAAAATAGACCAAGAAATTAGTGGACTAAAAAAGCTTAATAAAGACACTACTAATGAGGTTACTGTAAGATTATCCCATATTATTACTTCTGTTAATGGTTTAGTAGAACCTAAAGAAGTTAGAGAATTTGTTAATAATTATTTCTTAGCAAAAGATGCTAGAGCTTTCAGAAAATACTATCAAACTCTATCCCCTGATGTAAACATGAAAGTTACAGTTGTAGATCAAGAAGATAGAGAGGAGGAGGTTGATGTCCCTATAGGGATTAACTTTTTTTGGCCTGACGCCTAAATATAGAACTAGTTTTTTCAAACAAATCCATGATATAGTTTTTCATGGAAACGGAGGATATACCTGGGATATTGTATATAATATGCCCGTTTGGTTAAGAAATTTTACTTTTGATAGAATTCAAGATTATTATAAGGAACAATCCCAAACCCAAGATGCAGAACAGAGTTGGGTAAAAGGAGAAGCTAAACAAATAGCATCCCAAAACAAAGTGAATGTTCCATCATATGTTACAAAGGCGTCAAAAAAATGACGCCTTTTAATATTTATAACAAAACACTTTAAATGGCTTTAGGAGACGACTTAAAAAATCTTGATAAAGATCTTAGAAACTTAAATAGGCAAGGAGTAGAATTTCAAAATGCTTTTAAATCAATAGAAAAAGCTCTTAAAGGAATAGCTAGAGACTCTAAAGATTTTGATGAAATTTTAGGAGCTGCAGCTCAGACATCTTCACAATTAGCTAAACAAGCTGATGCTTTATCTAAATTTAATAAAGAAAATTTAAAATCTACTAAAGATAGAAAAAGCTTTGAAGAAAAGTCTAATAAAATATTAGCAGAAAGAACAAAATTAGAAGCACAAATAAAAGTTCTTAAAGGTTTAGCTCTAAATGCTACTAAAGAAGAAAAAGTACTTTTAGATAAAGCAACTGAAAATTTATTAAATCAAGTAGGTTATGCAGATGATATTCAAAGTAGCTATAAGGGCATTCTTGAAACTAATAAAAAATTAGAACGTATTAATCCTTTTAAATCCGCATCGGATTTTGTTAAGGATATTCCTATTATAAATAAAGCTTTTAGTGAATTAGCAGATGCTACTGAAGCTTTTAATGATGAAATAGTTGAAAGCGGAGACCGTACTAAGGCTTTAGGAAAAAGTGTTTCAAAATTAGGAGGTCTAGCTGTAAAAGGAACTATAGGTTTAGCTGTAAAAGGTATAGGAGATTTTGATAAAAAAGCTACTTCATTAACTCGTACCTTAAACACTACAGCTCAAGAATCTGAAGAATTAGCTGTTAGTGCTAATGATGCTGCTCAAAGTATAGCAGGAATTACCGGACAAGATATAATTAATTCCCAATTAGCATTTTCAGAAGCTTTAGGAACTACTGCAGCTCTTAGTAACGAAACTGCTGCTAATTTTGCTACATTACAAAATCGTTTAGGTCTATCAGTACAGCAAGCTACAGAATTTACTAAATTAAATGAAGCTTTAGGAAAAAATTCTAAAAAACAAACTGAAGAATTAATAGGCCAAACCCTAATACAAAACGCCCAAAACGATTCAGCAATTAGATACCAGGATGTTATAAAAGATATTTCTGAAACTAATAAAGCAGTATTATTATCTTCTAAAGGTAACGCTACAGCATTATCTAGAGCTGCTATTGAAGCTAGAAAATTTGGACTCAACTTAAATGAAGCTGATGGTATAGCAGGTTCTTTATTAGATTTTGAATCTTCTATTGCTGCTGAATTAGAAGCCGAATTACTTACAGGTAAACAATTAAACCTTGAAAGAGCAAGGCAAGCTGCTTTAGAAGGAGATTTAGCAACCCTAACCTCTGAAATAGCATCTAATGTAGGTTCAGCCGAAGAATTTGCTAATATGAATCGTTTACAGCAAGAAGCAATAGCTAAAGCTGTAGGTATGACTCGTGAAAGTTTAGCAGCATCTTTAGTTGAACAAGAATCATTAACTAAATTAGGTGCTAAAGATAAAAGTGAATTAAAAGAAAAAACCAGATTAAGACTCCAAGAAGTTAATGCAATAAAAGATGTTGCTAAACGAGAAGAAGCTAGAGCAAAATTAATTGCTGATTTAGGTAGTGATGAACTTGTAAGACAACAAGAAAATAGAACTAATACTGAATTAATGGCTGAAGCTGCTCAAAAAATAATCGAAGCTTTTGATTTTCTTAAAAAACTACTAGTACCTATAAAAGGTTTATTAGAAGGAGCTGCTAATAATGCTGGAGGTATTGCAACCGCTATAGCGACTATTGCCGGAATTTCTCTTATTGGAAAATTTAGCAAATTATTAAAATTATTTAAAGGTCTAGGTTCTTCAGCCTCAAAATTAAAAGGTTTCTTTGGAGGAGGAGGATCTAAAGTTACTTCTGCTGTAATGAAAGGTAGTGGTAAAAAAATATCTGGTGCAGCAGCTCAATCAGCAGTTAAAGCAGGTTCTGCTACAGCTGGTAAGAGTTTAACTAAAGTTGCAGGTAAAGCAGGAGCTAAATTAGGAGGTAAAACACTACTAAAACGTATCCCTATACTTGGTTCTTTAATGGGAGTTGGGTTTGCTATTGATAGAGCAGTAAAAGGAGATGGTGTAGGTGCTTTAATGGAATTAGGTTCTGCTGGATTAGGTCTAGTAGATTTAGTAGCCCCAGGTGTAGGAACAGCATTATCTTTAGCAGCAGATGCTGGTATTGCTGCTCGTGATTTAAATCGAGCAGGTACTATAACACCAACAGCAACCCCAATGGCTACAGGTGGTATGGTTACTAGTCCTACGAATACTATTATAGGTGAAGCTGGTCCTGAAGCAGTAATTCCATTAAGTGAATTTTATAGAAAATTCGATGAACTAATAGCAGCAGTAAAATCATCTGGTAATATTAACCTAGATGGAAGAAGTCTCAACACAGCTATGCAAACATCAGGTGTAGCCTTTGGATAAGACTTAATATTTTTAATATTTATAACAAAATAAAATTATGGGACTTTTAAACAAATTAGCAAACAACGGCTCAACTTTATCTGAATTTGATGGAGCAACCCCTCCACAAATGGATGGATCTAAAGACCAATCAAAATTACATAACCAATATTCTATTAATGGTAACCCTAATGTTGTAGGTAAACCTTCACCTTCGGGTTTAGATTTAAATGGTTTGACTCCTTCTAAGTATACAGATAACTTACCAGGATAATAAATGCCATTAGTTGATTTAAAAACCGACCTTAAATCCTTAAAATATGGAAAGGATAGACCAGGTGGGGGCTCTAGTAAACAACCCTTTATTCAGACTAAAGCTAAAAATAGCTTTGATCTTCCTATTGAAAAATTAGGTAATGAGGTTGCGGGAGTTCCGGCAGGACCCGACTTTATATTGCGAGGAGGACTATTAGCACCAGTTCGCGCGGCTACTGATGCTTCGCGTTTATTTCAACTATTTACCCAAACACCTTCTGGGTTGCAATTTACAGCTAAACAAAATATTTTATCAAGAACCTCAGTTGAAACTGAATCTTCTACGGGTCCTGGATATGGGTTTAATGCTGTAAATCAAGGTATTTATACTCCCTTATCTACATTAGGTCAAGCTGCTGTAGGTTTTAGTGGAACACATTTAAATCTTTTAGGACTTGATCCTACAGGTTTAACTCCTGCAGGCCTTATTAAATATGAAACGGCTGCTAATTCCCTAAATTCAGAAAGTGATAATTATGAACTTAATTTTGCTACTAACAGATTATTAAAACTTACTGGTAAAAAAATTAATGCTAAAACCTCAGATCCTAATATCCTTTCTTACTCAGGAGGTCCTGGCTCTGTTTTAGGTATAGGAAAAACTAATATTGAATTTGCAGATCAAAGAACAGGGATAAATAATAAATATACTTCATTAACCAAACAAGGATATTTTTATGGAACTCCTAATGCCGCGGGTAGAAGACAATACGAACCTGGTAATTATATAAAATCTTTATCTTTAGAAGATTTAAGTTTAAATAGTTTAAATAGAACTTGGACATCAGTAACTAAAAAGTTTTGGGAACTTACTGATATATATCCCGAAAATTTTATAACTAAAGATGGTCAACGCCCTGGTTATAACCTTTCAGTATATAATGAAGAAGATCCTTTTAATGCTAATATAGATAAGGTTACCCAAAACGGATCAGCTACACTTACAGGAGAACAACTTTTAGAACAGCCCACTTCCCAAGAAGAAGGTTATATTGTAAGACAAGATTTTAGAAAAATTATTAAAGAAAATTCTAAAAACGACCCTAAATTTAATAAAGCTAAAGAAAATGGTACTCTATCTAGTGCCCCAAGTTACAGAGATAAAAACATAGAACAAAGAGTAGGATTAGGAGACCCAGGTTCAATTGGTGGTTTTAACGATAGAAGTGATTACGAAAAGGGTAACCCTAATAGTAAAGGGGGATTAGATAAAATTAATTCACTTTATTTATATAGAAGTGAAAATGTAACTACGGATCCAATTAAAAATGATCTATGTAAGTTTAGAATAGCAGTTATAGATGCTGAAGAACCAAATAAAAAAACTTTTATTCATTTTAGAGCTTTTATAAAAAGTTTTAGTGATAATATGACCTCTACCTGGAATACTTTTAAATACCCAGGCAGAGGAGAAGATTTTTATACCTATCAAGGTTTTAATAATAATGTGAATATAGATTTTACAGTAGCAGTCCAATCTGTACAAGAACTATCCCCAGTTTATAAAAAATTAAATTACTTAAAATCCTCTTTAACTCCAGATTATGGAACTAATGGATATATGAAAGGAAATATCCATCAATTAACTTTAGGGGGATATTTTTATGAAGTACCTGGTATTATAGATTCTGTAAATTATACTATTCCTAATGAGAGCCCTTGGGAAATAGCTATCCCTTCAGACAACACTGAAAGAGAAGCAGAAGGGGGTATTACATTTAGAAACCCAGAAGTAAAAGAATTACCTTTGATAGTTGATGTAAGTATATCATTTAAACCTATTTATGATTTCTTACCTCAAATAGTTCAAAATATAGATAGTGGAACTAAAGAAAAGTTTATATCATTAGCATCTAATAATAATACTAGTTTATACGATACTTAATGAGTCGATATAATAACATACCTAGAACTAGAGACGAGGATGGTAAACGTTTATATAGAACGGTTAAATACCCCGATATTCCCCGCAGTAATAACGACATATATGTTATCACTACTGAGGGAGATAGGTATGATGTTTTAGCATCCCAATATTATAAAGATTCATCTCTATGGTGGGTTGTTTCTTCAGCAAATGCTGAGTATGCCCAAGGTTCTATATACCCTCCTGTTGGGATACAACTACGTATTCCTGGAGATTTAGATTTAATCTTAGAAGCATTTAATGATTTAAACGGATAATTAAGTTATGAGTAATTTATTAGGGGAAAGTCATAAAGATTATGTCCACTCACAAATTAATGCCCGCCAAGAAATTTTAGGAAAAACTACTAGAGAACCTAAAGATATTAATTGGATGAATGGCCGTACTTCTTGGGTAAGACTTATTTCATCTGTAGATATTAAAGACCAATCAATCCCAGTAAAAAATGAAGCAGGAGAATTTGTAGAAGGTACAAATAATGGAAAAGAATTTAGAAATAAATTTTTAGATTTAGAGGGATATGGGGATAATCAATTATCTAAAGAATTAATTTTAGAAGGAGGCACTTTAAATGAAGATGGTACTAAAAAATTTGGTGTAACTAATTCTACAAGATACCAACCAGATTCAAATAGTAGTTATGGATTTGGGGGTACTGACTTTGGTCAAAGACCTATGCCCGGAATTGTTAATTTTAGTTCTTTAACCTATAATAAAGGAAGTTTAAGACAGGCTACTCTTACTATAAATGCTTATAATAAAAAACAATTTGAGTACTTAGAATCTATTTATTTAAGATTAGGATATACAATGCTTTTAGAATGGGGTAATTCTTCATACCCATTTAAAAAAAATGATGGCCTTATAGAATATAGACAAAATAGATCAACCCTAAAAAATCAATTCCTAAACAATAACCTTACAGGCCAAGCTGCTACTACTTTTTTTTATACCCAAATAGAAAAACTAAGAAAAGAAACCCAAGGAAATTATGATGGGTTTTTAGGTACCGTAGATAATTTTTCCTGGGAATTTACCTCGGAAGGTATATACCAAATAACTTTAAGATTAATTACTATAGGTAGTATTATAGAGAGTTTAAAATTAGATGTATCATATAATACTTACATTAAAACTGATAAAAAAGGAGAACCTACTAGTGAGGGAGGTGTATCTAAAGACGACCAAAAACAAAATTCTCTTTTAAAGCTTTTAAAATCTAAAGTATCCCCTCCTCCTTCTGAAGAAAATACTACTAAGTATCCCTCTACAGAAAAATTAGATACTGATAAGGTTCAAATATGCCGTGCCTCTTACGGAACTAGTGGAAAAGTATACAATTACATTAGATTTGGTTATTTATTAGAATTATTAAATAGATTTACTGTTTTAGATAATGATGAAAAACCTACTTTATTTGAATTAGATACTTCAACCCAATATTGCTTTAGTAACGGTGTATCTATTTCCTCAGATCCTTCTAAATTAGTAGTTTCATGTAAAACTGATTTCTTCGAAATTTTTACAGGTAATAATCAAATTGAAGAATTTCATACTACCCAAAATGATGTCCAAGTAGGAGATATTATGAATCTTTATTTTTCTTATAATTATCTAGAAGATACTATTAGTAATTTAGCAGGGGAAGATAGTGAAAGTCTTCCAATACAAAAATTCTTAAAGAAGTTAGTCTCAACTGTAAATAGTCTTTTAGGAGGAGTAAATAAACTTAATTTAAGACTTACTAATAAAGAATTTGAGGGTAATATCAAACAAGTTGTAGAATTTTACGATGAGGTAGTCCCATTTGAAATCCAAAAAATAAGAGAACAACAAGATCTAGAAACTAAATTTATAATATATGGGGTTCCTAATAAAAAAGGTAGTTTTGCAAGTCAATTTAGTTTAAAAACCGAATTAAGTAAAAATACTGCTAATATGATAGCTGTAGGAGCTCAAGCTGGAGGTCAAGCTGTTGGTGAAGATTCTACTTTATTTAGTAAATGGAATGTAGGTTTAGTAGATCGTATTATCCCCCGAAAATTAGATTTAGATAGAGTTAATACTAAAGCTGATGAGAAAAACCAATCTAATATTGAAACTGCAGAACTTTATTTACAATACTTAACTTTATTTAAGGATAGTAGTAATGAATCTACAATTACAGAAACTATAGAACCTAAAGAAGAAGGAGGAGAAGAGATAATAAAAACCAGTACAGGATATGGTTTCCCTCTTTGTAATCTTACCCCAATAGATGATGAAACTTCTTTACAAGGATTTACTAATAACCAAAGATCATATTTTCAAAAATTTTATACATTAGAAGCTACTATTAAAGAAACAGCTACCCCTTTTATAGGATTTTTACCTATAAATTTATCCCTTACATTAGATGGTCTTTCTGGTATAAGAATATTTGATAAACTCCAAGTAGATACCCAATTTTTACCTTCTAATTATGGAGATACTTTAGATTTTATTATTACGTCTTTAGACCATAGTATTGTTAATAATAAATGGGAAACTAATATTGGAACCCAAACTATTATTAAAAATCCCCAAAAATTAGAACTTAATATAGAAACTCTTGTTGAAACTTTTTCTAGTTTATTTGATGATAATCTATCAAGTTCTAGTGAAAATAAATATCCCCCACAACAAAACATGGTTCTTACTCCTGCTAATAGTGATGAATTTATTAGAATAGTAAATAATACTTTAGGTAATACTTACAATGATAGTATTAAAACTAGTGTAGTATTTTTAGCATGGAAGGAACAAAAATTCGGAGGATTTAATCATAACTATTATGGGGTTCAAACAGATATAAGATGGAGTGGTCTTGATCCCTTTATAAATGGTAGTTTTAATTCTACAGAAGGTAAAGGAGGTCAAGGAGTAAGAAAAACTAATAAAAGATGGTTTGCTTCTTTTAAGAGCGATGAAGATGGGATTAAATTTGTAGCTTTAAAATTGAACAAAAAAGGGTGGGGTAATTTAGAAAATGAAATTGAAGGTGATAAAAAAGCAGTAGCTAAAAAATACTTTGGAACTTGGTTATTTGGTAATCCCGAAGCAGATATAGTTAAAGAAAAAGTAAAGAATAGTAGTGATACTGGGTTTTATTCTAAATGGTTTGAGTTTTATAATAAATTACAACAAATAAAATAAGTGTATTATCCTAAATCACATATAACTTCTAATTTATATTCCAATGGGGAATTTGCAATTATAAGGTCTAATACTCCTTATAATGGTTACTACTTTTCTACCATTGATAACAAATTTTTTACAGGAAGGTATCCTGGAGATGGGACTAATGAAGAATTAATCAAATTCCAATCAACTCCTCCTACCCCACCTGGATCAGATATTAATAGTCCTACTAATCCTGAATTAGCAGGGCAAGATATTGATTTTAGATTTTTTGGACCTGATAATACTACTTATTCTTTATTAAATAAAGTTTCCCCTACTTCAGATATTATCAATTATACTCCAACCCCATTTTATCCTCAACCAAATGAGCAAGATTACCAACTAGGAGAATTTACTAGATACTTTGCTAAAAAAACAAATGAAAACAAATATACAGAAACTAGTGGATTATTTGAAAATATTTTGTATATTGGTATCCAACTACCTTGGTTAATAACTGGGGATAAAGATGAGGTAATTAGAGTAAATCAAAATATAGTAAAATTAAGAGAACAACAACTCAACATAAGTGGGCTTGGAGAATANCTAAAATTTA